ATGCCAGATCAAAAAGAAAGTGAGAACACCAAACTCACTTGTGAAGAACAAAAGGATAATGAACTGGTTTCTCGAGTAATCGAAAATCCAGAGGTCTTAAACAGAGTTTTGGATAGTCCGCAGGTGCGGGCTATTGTTTGCCAGCATTTTCAGGGGCCTGTTCCGCCACCTTCAATGCTTAAAAAGTATGATCAACTGGTGCCTGGGCTTGCAAATCGACTTGTTGAATTGACCGAAAAAGAGCAGGCTCATCGCCATAAAACAGTGGCTGATAGCATTGATATTGCCAGAGATGGTCAAACAAAGGCTTTTTGGTTGGCAATATTGATCATATTAGCTGCCACTGTCTTTGGCGTCATGGGGGAGACAGTTCTTGCCGGAACTCTCGTTTCAATAGATCTTGTTGCATTGGTTACGGCATTTATTGTTGGAAAACATTATTCTAAGCAGGAACCTGATCAAGATTAGTCTCTGAACCCCGGTTGATGCCGGGGTTTTTACATCAGCAAAGCAATATCAACATTTTTATCGGTTGTTAATTACTGGCAACGTTACAGCTGTATTTATTTCGTCAAACAACCAATTTAACCCATTCCTGACCTCGAGTATCGTTATAGCGATCGGTGGTTGCCTGGACTTTATGCCCCAGTAATGTTTTTGTATCGACCCCCTGTGCCCGGTACAGCCGTTCTGACAGGGAACGTTGTTCATGAAATGTTGGTGGTGTTTTTCCTGCTGGTGGAGTTATTCCTGCCAGATCCCGCGCTTTAGCAAAGTAGTCGCTCAGGTTATCTTTACTCATTGGTTTTGGTTGTTTCTGGTGCCGACTATGAATCAGGTATGGACTCAATATTCTGTCCCTGCATCCATTAATCACTTCTTTTAGCGATATCCCAATGGCATCACAGCGTAGCGTAAGCGGTAACGCCAGACGCATTCCGGTTTTCCCTTGGGTGATATGCAGGTGTTCGTTCCACACATCTGAAAAACGCATGTGGCAAATGTCATCACGGCGCTGACCAGTAACAATCGCAAGAAGCATTGCGTTACGGATAAAGTGTTTTTCTGGCGTTGCATTATAAATTTTTTGCCAGTCTTCCAGGGTGAGTCTGGCTCTGCTTACTTTAGGGATCGGTTTGCGGGTGGCCTCCGGAGGATTCCATCCAGGAGGAACTTCCCCTGCATGCTGTGCTTCTTTATAAATATCAACCCATAATCCGCGATTTACTCTCGCTGTACTGACCATGTCTTTATCCAGCCACTCATCCAGTATTAATGCAAAGTCTCTTACTTCCAGTTCTTTCAATGGATGGTTTCCCAGACGGGAAACCAGGAATGCAGCCATTCGCGCTTTTTCTTTGTGGGTTGTAGCTGCAATATCTCCATTTTTCAGTCGCGCGTCCTGTATTTTCAGATATCGATCAACCCATGCCTTTAATCTGATGCCCCGACGTTTTGTTGCTGACGGACTTTCATCAATTTTGCGCATGAAATATTCAGCTTCTGCTGCAGCTATTCGCTGATTGGCTGTGGAAGCGATTTTTTCTGCTTTGCCTTTGTCTGTTCCGAGACCGTGAAATTTTCCAGTCACAGGGTTTTTATACTGGTAGTAAACCCTGCCAGTTCTGCGATCAAACTTTTCGTAAAGACCGGCTACGTCAGTGCTGTTTTTTCGTGGCCTCGGTGACATGAGTTAAAATCTCCTTCAGTGCATCATCATCGCCAGTATGAATTTCCGGCGCAATTCCCGTTTCACCTGGTCCAACAAATACTGCCCGGCGATCTATCAGCCAACGCCCACGAATTTTTTGTGGTCTTGGAACGATGTATCCAAGTTTTCCGTATTTCACCAAGGTAGTGTTTGTTATTGGGAGGCTGAACCGTTTAGGTTTCCACTCGTCGAGCGTTATCAGGTATTGTTCGCTCATGGCTATCACTCCGGAACGCGCCAGTTGCAGAATACCAACGACAACTGGCGACGGTTGAACATTAAAAATCAGCCTGACTCGGGATCAGTTTTTGCCAGATAGCTGAAACGTATTTTGCCTGGTGACGGGCGTCATCAAGTGCATTATGGCGCTCACCTTCGAATGGAATAGCCGTTCTGGCATCGAAGTCTATGGCTTTCCCCAGCTCAACGATTGTGCGTACATCGCGATCGTTGTAGTAACGCCACGGGCAGGGGATCCCCTGCCGTTCGTATGAACGGCGCAAAATCGTGTTGTCGAAGTTGGCTCCATTTCCCCAGACCTGAACAAAAAATTCACCGGAGTTTTCGTCGATAAATTCCCGCAATTGTAACAGTGCATCATCTAACGGGATTTCATCGGTCATAATGGCAGATTGCGCCTCGCGTGATTGCTTAAGCCACCATTTAATGGTGTCACGATCAATGACTCCGCCAGCAGTTTCCAGATCGATAGTCTTACTAAATTCCGGTCCCATATCTCCGGTTTGCGGATCGAAAAATATTGCACCTATTGAGATAATCGGGGCATCAGGATTTTTTCCCATGGTTTCAAGGTCGATCATTAGATGGTCACACGTCCTGCTGGTGGATGTGATAACGCGATGACCGTTCACCGTAATTAAGGGATCTGCCGTCTCGCCAGTTTCACTATCGCTGGCGTGATCCTGAGCGCTGCCAGCATTCTCCTTGTGTGGGTGTTCAGCGCCTTCCATTTTCTCCGAATCGTCTTCCTGAACTTCAACCTGGTTCTTGTCATCGAATGTTTCCTGGTATGTTGCGTCGCCCATCACCGCACCACAATCAGGGCAGTTGCCACCACCGCTCTGACCGCAGGCGGTGCAGATTTTTTCCGGTTCCTGTTGCACTACTGGTTCAGGTTGTTTCGTTTCTGGCTCGTTTTGTTGCGTATTTGGGCTGTTTTGTTCCGCTTTCTGGTCGTTCTGTTCCGTTTCTTGCTGGTTCTGGTTCACAGTATCGCGGGTCTGGATCCCCTTAACCCATTTCGGATCATTCGGGTCGCTAATCCCTTCAATAAATTCACCACGTGATGCAGCAAGCAACTTATCGGCGTCAGGCTGGCTGATATTGGCTGCCTGCATAATTTTGTTTACTTCGTCAGCGGTAACTTTTACCGGTTCTGGCTGTGCGGTCGTGTCAGATGCACCAGTATTTTGTTGTGAACCTGAGTATGTACTGTTTTTGCGGGCGAAATATTCTTCTTTCGTGATTTCAGTAGCCCCGGCAGCCAGCGCCTTATCCAGACCAGAAAGTTTGTTTGCGCGACCGTATTTTTCGCCATCCTTGTCGGTGAAGAGGAAGTAGAACGGCCCCTCACGCTCTACAGATGGTTCGACTTCCACTTTGCATTCGGTTTTTTCGTTGTCCGGAATTGCCGTTTCCACAGCATCAGTTTCTGGTACTGGCGACGAGAGAGTATCAGTTGCGCTCTGATTTGTTCCTTCATCTTCAAACATGCCCTTTGTAGTCAGGTATTCAGTAATGTATTTGTTCAGTGCCACAGGATCTTTGTGAATGTCGATCGGACGTTCACGGACAAGGCCAAAAATAGTCTGGCGGTCGTAGCGAAGGGCATCAGGCTGTTTGCGCATCGATGCCGAGATACGCTTCCAGTCTTCGCGGTCGTTGTCGATAACTTCATTTTTTGCCCAGCGATGGATGCTGCCGTCAATGTTTCCGGCATCCACATCCCCAGGCCAGAGAGCGTAGGCCAGTTCGTCATCCAGTGTTTTCCATGTCTGCTTGTATTCGCGATGAGTGGCAGCAATGACCGGGTTGATTTTTCCTGTTGAATTTTCAGTGTTCTGTTGATTGGCTCTGGCGCGGGCGAGATCAACAACAGACGTGTATTTTCCGGTTTCCTTGCGTTCACCTTCGCGACGTTTTTTCCAGATGCGCATCTCTGCCTGAATTTCGGGCCATTTGGCACCAGGCTTACATTTATGCTTAACCCACCCGATGGCATGCAGCTTAAGTTCCGGATACATGGCGTTAACTTCTGGCATTTTCATCAACGCTTCAACGATATGTCCGTCGAATGTTGCCATGTCTTCCTGCAACAATTCCTGCGCGCTAATCACCATATCAACGGTGATGTTTTCACATGTGTCGAACTTAACCATGACAGCGTTCTGTACTTCAGGGGCCAGCTTGTCAAAAGTGACGTTCATCGGATCTGATTCAGTCTCAACCGGGACAAAGGAAGCAGACTCCTCATCCCAGCGGTTTTCCTGCATATATTCGGTATCCCAGGAGTCGATAGCAGGGCGGGGCATGCCGGGTTTATCCTCGCAGACAAGAAATTTATAAGCGCAGTCCTGAGCAGCCGGATATTGCTCCAGGAATTGCCAGGTAAATTTGGCACGGGCGCGGCGCTCGTCACCGGCTTCAATGGCAGTGGCTACAGCAACTGCACCTTCTTCCTTTATTGCCTGTTCGTCCGGAATGGCGGCGCAAATAAAGACTTTACTCATTTTGTTTTAACCTCATGACAGATTTAAGGATGAACAAATCCCTGCCATTGCTGGCATATAAGAATCAAATCTGATGTATTCATTAAGCTGAATGTCGTATTGTGGCAGTTATTTTATTACTGCTCACCATGACTCTGCTTTTACAGGTAAACCATCACGACCAAGGAAGACTTTAATCATGGTTTCCTTAATACAGTGTTGTGTGGAAAAATCACGAATATAGAGCCGTTGTTTTTTAATGTTGTTTACCGAAGCAATATATGTTCTTCCTTTATGAATAACATAATCACCGGGAGTCACGCACTGACGAGGAATCTCATCAGTTCCGAAGTGATGAGCAATCATAATTATCTCCATTTTTACAAATGAACTTTGTTGATGCGGTGCCTGGTGCCTCCAGGTGACGTTAACCAGTTAACAATTAACGCCGGATACAGAGAACCCACCCATAACACTGTTTTTGGTTTTAACTGTTCCGCGTGCGCTTAGCCGCATTCACCGCATCACAAAATTCACTTTAAAAAGGGCGGCAGAGCAGTCACGGAGTAAACTGATACCGCCAAACGCCACCAGAAAATTGATAACAGAGGGCGTTGTAGCGGGGTTGTCACTTAAGCGTATGGTCAACCTGACAACCCGGTGTCCTCAACGGGGAAGGAATAACCCCGCCATACTTACCGCCGCGCCATTTCGCGGATTGCCACAACCGGAAGCGCACGGTCGAATTAAATTTAACGACACCGTACAGTGAGACGAACTTCGCCGTGCGCTTTCGCGTTATGCCCTGACTTTTCAGGAAAATGCCCTTTCAGTAAACTGTCAGTGCCGGATGCTCACCCGTGTCCGGCGCACGCACTCCACCTGACCCGTGGAGAACTCCTTAATTACCAACCCTCAGGAGGGTGAAATGACTAGTAAAAATGTAAATATCCAGTTTAACCACGATGTTTCTCCTGCTGGACTTGCGGATGAGCTCACTGCTATAAAAACGGCAATTATGCTACTTGCTGCTAAGTTGCCTGCGTCATCAAAGCCAGCGGAAATTTGTGACTCATTGCGTAAGATGAATTCAACAAAATGCAATGAGATGGCATCACTTATTGAAAGTGCAATTGATTTTAATGATTAATCGAAATTTCATGGCTAACTGTAACACTCCCATCTGTGGCGGGATGGTTTAAATCGCTGGGATTAATGCCGCACTCAGTAAAATGGTTCTTAAGGGGTTCTATCCGAATCCCTTTCTTTTTCATTAACAAGCCAAACCCCTTATCAATGATATCCATTAATGCCAGGAAGTATTTTTCATGTAAATCCTGGTTATCAGAGAGCTGCTTCTCTTCGTACAGACCGATAAAGGCACGACGCACGTTACCGGATATAGTATCGATGGTTTCTTTTTCTACGGTACTCAGGTCAAGAGTCGCCAGTTGGGAACGAACTATATTCGCTGCCATTTCCTGGAATTGCATTGGTAAATCTTTAAATTCCATTATTAGCCTCGTTGGTTAGCTATTAACGCGGGTATGTAATCATTCTGGCAATGCTTAATGCCGCTGCTTTTTCCAGATTGGTGATATCCCGCTCCAGAGCGGACAGATTTTCAGCCTGCTTAGCCCTGGCTTCATTGGCCCATTTCAGGTCCTGCACTGCCTTAATTTTCTGGCGCATCCACTCATAAAGTTCATCATCGGTATAGTCTGGCGCGATGATGACGGGTTCTCGTTTCTGCATACTGATTCCTCTCAGTGCTGTTTCCCCTTAACGCCGGGGTAGCGGAACAAAAACCTGCTGCATAGTTAAAGTTGAACCCTGCCGTCATGTTCTTACGCCTCGGGCTGGCTACTTACCCCCTGACCACTGCCTGGTAACTCGAAGTATTGCCCTGCGTTCTGTGGGACGGGGTGGGTTGGTATTTTTAGTTTAATAAACATTAAACTTAAGTCAAGTGAAAACTAAATCGTGGGACGTAACAAACACAACGCTTTTGATAAAGTCGTTGCGGTTGTTATGTTTCTATTGGTAGTGAAAGTTAGGGAAACTGGCGTCTTGCGTGGATCACGTTTACTACTTCAACGCTTGATGTTGTTACGCGGTATAGAATTATATAGTTAGGGTGGGCTACAATCTCACGCAAGCCTGGTACTCTGTCGCTTGGTGGGTATAAATACGGATGTTCGGATAACGGCAGCACACAACCCCTTAATCGCTGCCATAAGCGTTCAGCCGCATCTATGTCGAAACGAGCAATATAACTAGTTATATCATCTAGGTCGGTATCTGCGCTTTCAAGCCATAACACGGGTAACATTTTACTGCTTGCTCCGTTCCTTGCGCATTTTAGCAAAGCGTTCTGCCATTCTGCGCTCAACTTCGTCATGGGGAATTGCTGGGCGCGGATCTGCAAGGCTCGTTGCTACTTTCGCACGCAGCCATTCGTTGTAACTGTTTTCTTGTTCAATGGTTTCAAATTCAGAAACCATTGGTGAAAGGGCTCTATTCATGTTTCCTCCGGTTTTATAACTCAGGCGCGGCGGCATTTTTGCGCCGCAATCCATCTCGCTATGAGATCTTCCATTGATTCTTTTTTCTGCTTTAGCTCGCTGATTATCTGGCGTTGCTCATCCTCAGGGAAGGCTGAAAAAATCTGCAATAATTCCAGTTGATTAGACGTTAACCCTGCATGTGGTGGAGAAACCTCCGGTTGTTCTGCGTATTCCGCATCCAGATACCCTTCCGGCATCCCGTATGTTTGCTCTATTCTTCTGGCAGCCTTTTCTCCAAACGAGGCTCTCCCACTCATTAGTTGAGATAGGTAGCTCTTCTCTTTGGGTGGCAGAGTTTTATCTTTAAACCACTCCTTGAGACGTAAACGGCGAATTTCTTTTTTTTGCATGTGGTAATTATCTTTAGTAATCACTAAACAAGCAAATACTTGACTTAATGGTTTATTAAACACTAAACTCGAAAAAAACACTAAACCGAGGAAGGTATGACATTAAAAGAGTTTATTAAATCATTGAGGGTTGGTGATGCTAAGAAATTCGCGGCCAGACTTGGTGTATCGCCATCTTACTTATCGCAAATGGCGTCTGGACGAGCAGCTATATCTCCAACCCGCGCCCTCATGATCGAATCTGCGACGGAAGGCCAAGTAAGTAGGGCGGAGCTACGACCCCATGATTGGGAGCTTATTTGGCCTGAGTATGCGAGCGGCATTCGTTTGGGGCAAACACATGTAGTTCATGCTGAAGGTGATTGTAGTGCATGCTTATCTGATGGAGTTGATTCATGAAAATCAAGCATGAACACATCCGCATGGCGATGAATGCCTGGGCGCATCCGGACGGCGAGAAAGTACCGGCTGCAGAGATTACCAAAGCGTATTTCGAGCTGGGAATGACGTTCCCGGAACTGTATGACGACAGCCATCCGGAAGCCCTGGCTCGCAATACCCAGAAAATTTTCCGCTGGGTAGAGAAAGACACCCCTGATGCAGTTGAAAAAATTCAGGCGTTGTTACCAGCGATCGAAAAGGCAATGCCACCTTTGCTGGTGGCCAGAATGCGCAGCCACAGTTCTGCTTATTTTCGGGAGCTGGTGGAGACGCGGGAGCGACTGGTGAGAGACGCTGATGATTTTGTCGCAGTGGCAATCGCCGGTTTCAATCAGATGAACCGCGGTGGCCCGGCGGGAAATGCCTTGGTGATGCACTAAAAGCACGGTGTTCGGAGTTTTTTATGAGCAGCAAGCTTCATGGTCTTGTCTGGGAAGGGTGTGCCTTCACCGGCATGATCTTATCCAGGGTGGCAGTTATGGCTCGCCTTGCAGATTACAGCAATGACGAAGGTGTGTCATGGCCTGCAGTGGAGACCATTCGTCGTCAGATTGGGGCAAAGAGTGAATCAACGGTTAAAGCTGCGATAGCAGAACTGGAAAAGAACGGCTGGCTGACGAAGGAGGAACGTAAGGTCGGTGGGCGTAATGAAAGCAATATCTACCGTCTTAATGTGGAAAAACTCGAAGCAGCAGCAGCGGCGGCGCGTGAGGCATATAAACCGAAAAGAAAAATTAGCCAGGCAAAAAATGACCCGTCAAATATTGCCCCCTCAACGGTTAACCCATCAAATTTTGATGGATCAACCGTTGATAAAAAACAGTCGGATAGGGGGGCGATGGTTGGCCCCGATCCGTCAGTATTAAAACCTGATCCGTCAGATAAAAGATCTTTTCGTCCGGAAGCTTCGCAACCGGACATGCAGACGGCTGAACAGGATTTTTTAACCCGACACCCTGACGCGGTTGTGTTCAGTGCGAAAAAACGCCAGTGGGGTAGCCAGGAAGATTTAGCGTGTGCGCAGTGGATCTGGGGGCGAATCGTGAGTCTTTACGAGCAGGCCGCCAGCGATGATGGCGAGATTTCGCGACCGAAAGAACCCAACTGGACCGCATGGGCCAACGACGTGCGCACAATGCGGATGCTGGATGGCAGAACTCACAGACAAATTTGTGAAATGTTTGGTCGGGTGCAGCGGGATCCATTCTGGGTAAAAAATATCATGAGTCCGTCAAAGCTTCGCGAAAAATGGGATGAACTGGTTATCCGCCTGGGGCGTTCGTCTGTACAGCGTTGTGTGAATCATATTTCTGAGCCGGATACCGAAATTCCGCCGGGGTTCAGGGGGTAACGGGCCATGAAAAATATCGCGGCAGGTGGTGTTCTTGAGCGTATCCGTAAGCTGACCCCGCAGCATGTAATCGCGCCGTACCGGACAGTGGACGAGTGGCGCGAGTGGCAACTGGCAGAAGGGCGAAAACGTAGCGAGGAGATCAACCGCCAGAATCGCCAGTTGCGGGTGGAAAAAATCCTGAATCGTTCGGGCATCCAGCCTCTGCACAGCAAATGCTCGTTTGCGAATTATCAGGTGCAGAATGACGGGCAAAAACACGCGCTGAGCCAGGCAAAATCCATCGCTGACGAACTGATGACCGGGTGCACGAATTTTGTGTTCAGCGGTAAGCCGGGTACCGGAAAGAACCACCTTGCAGCCGCCATTGGCAATCATCTTCTGGCGAAAGGTCGCAGCGTGATTGTGATAACGGTGGCTGATGTGATGCTGGCGTTACACAACAGCTACGACAACAAAAACTCAGGCGAAAAATTTTTACAGGGGTTGTGTGATGTTGACCTGCTTGTCCTGGATGAAATCGGAATGCAGCGGGATACGCGCAACGAGCAGGTCACACTGAACCAGATAGTCGACCGCAGAACGGCTTCGATGCGTAGTGTCGGAATGCTGACGAATCTGAACCACGTAGCGATGAGTACGCTTCTTGGCGAGCGTGTAATGGACCGCATGGTCATGAACGGTGGTCGCTGGGTGAATTTTAACTGGGAGAGCTGGCGTTCGAATGTCAGACACCTGAGGGTTGTGAAGTAATTTCAGGAGGACTTGTGGCAAAAGTATATTCACCCGAACAGAGGGAGGAGCTGAAGGCTCGAATCATCGCTCTGGTGCGCAAAAATGAACGCATGACGATGTCGCAGCTGGAGAGAGCGACTGGGGCAGGCTGGCATTCGGTCCGACGCTGCCTTGTGGATGTGCTGGCTTGTGGCGATTTATACATGTCCGGGGAATACGGTGTTTTTGCATCAGAGCAGGCGTATCGCGTATGGCGTAAGACACCGGAGAAAAGAACCGACCTGACACTGATTCGAAAGTTACCAGACGGAGAAATACGCCGCTACGACAGGAGCCAGAACATAATCTGTCGCGAGTGCCGGAAGAGTGAGGTTATGCAGCGAGTGCTGGCGTTTTATCAGGGTAATTTTCAGGAGGTGATGGCGTGAGGGTGAGAGTCTATATCGCCGGTCCAATGACCGGGTATAAAAATTTCAACCGTGAGGCGTTCCACAATGCGGAAGAGGAACTGAAACGGGAAGGGCATACCGTCTTAAACCCGGCAGTACTTCCGGACGGGCTGACACAGCCGCAGTACATGGATATCTGCATGGCAATGATACGTAGCGTGGATGCGATTTATATGCTGAAAGACTGGCAACGGTCAGCTGGCGCTAAAGCGGAACTGGCTCTGGCGGAGAAACTGGGGCATGTGGTTATTTTTCAGAGGGGGGCGATATGCCGATTCTCTGGTTTCAGGAGGTGTGGGAAAAAGAAATGTGGGAAGGTCTTGTGATTGTGGCCGAAACAGTTCTTTTATTATGGTCTGTGATTGCGTGTATTTTTATGATTTATTGTGAATGGTGTGAATCTCGCGGTGGCCACTGAATTGCAACCATTACCCCCTGTGATGTAACTGTGGGGTAATGGTTGCGCAGGCATAGCGATAGGACTGGATGAGAAAATATGACGAAATTTACCAGAGAGCAATTGATTGCTCATGCTAATGAAAGTGTGAAATCCATGGAATTTGCTGCGCGACAGGCCGCGTTTAAGACTTCAAGAGTTGCCATTGATATGGATCTTGAGCTTGCCCGTATTGCGCTTGCCTCACTTGAAGCAATGCCAGTTGCATGGTCCTGTGCCCACAATATGGTTTTGTTCAATGCTGAATCTGTTGCGGCATACGCAAAACACTCAGCCATTGCGCCAAAACCCCTGTACGCTGCGCAACCGGCATCACTTTCACATGAGGAAGAGTTGACAATGCTGGTTAAACAATTGGTAAGTCAGTTGAAAAAAGCGAAACCAGATTGCAAATTACCGGATATGGCGATGGAGTATCTGGAGCGGAATGGGCTGATAAGCGCGGAGGATGTTTTACGATGACCTGGCCGGAGGCATTCACAACGACAGGAATTGCAATGGCGTCGGCACTTGTTGTGTATTCGGTTTGCAGATGGGGATAAAAACGGTTTGCGGGGAAATCTTAGTTAAGTAGAATGACTGCGGGTGCTTGAGGCTATCTGTCTCAGGCATGAACACCAAAGGCAGATAGAGAAAAGCCCCAGTTAACATTACGCGTCCTGCAAGACGCTTAACATTAATCTGAGGCCCAATCTATGTCTCACAAATGTAGGTTAGCCTCTTACGTGCCGAAAGGCAAGGAGAAGCAGGCTATGAAGCAGCAAAAGGCGATGTTAATCGCCCTTATCGTCATCTGTTTAACCGTCATAGTGACGGCACTGGTAACGAGGAAAGACCTCTGCGAGGTACGAATCCGAACCGGCCAGACGGAGGTCGCTGTCTTCACAGCTTACGAACCTGAGGAGTAAGAGACCAGGCGAGGGAGAAATCCCTCGCCACCTCTCATGTGTCAGGCATCCTCAACGCACCCGCACTAAACCCGCTTCGGCGGGTTTTTTGTTGTTTATTTTCAGTGAGCATGATGCATCTGGTTGTACTGATGTGGCTGGCTGATTCTGTTATTCAGGTGGCTTATTGCTGTTGATCGGTATGTCTTCACGGCTAGAATCGAGGCTCTTAAGTAGCGCGCAGGGAGAAGAGGGATGGACCCCGAAGGGGAAGAGCTATTTATCTGGAAGGATTCTGAAGATGAAAATCGAAGAATTGCGTGAAATTTTTAGTGAAAATGGCCTCTATGCTGTGCGCGTTGAGAATGGGAAAGTTGTCTACACAACGTTAATCCCTGGTGATCATGTAATTTTATCTATCGAGGCATTCATTGAATACCTTGAAAGGCTCGGTTTCAAGGTGGTTCGCGAATGAGTTATAATTCGTAAGCCAGCCTGAACAACTGGCAACCTACAGCGCCATTGGAGACAGCAATGTCGCATATACAACTGGTCAAACAAACCTCTTCTGGATTACTTCTCCCGGCGACGCCGGAGAGTTGCGATTTTTTGCATCAAATCAAAATAGGTGAGTGGATACACGCGGACTTTAAGCGAGTGCGTAACTACGCGTTCCACAAGCGTTTTTTCAAACTCCTGCAACTGGGATTCGATTACTGGACTCCGGTCGGTGGGGCGATCACGCCTCGAGAACGAGAACTGGTGTCCGGTTTCGTTGAGTATCTGTGCGAATCAGTTGGTCGGGAACACACTCCAGCCCTGAGTGATGCCACAGAGCAATACCTTAATACAGTTGCGACATGCAGAACCCGGGATACGGCATTGCTAAAGTCGTTTGACGCTTTCCGCGAGTGGGTAACCATTCAGGCCGGATTTTACACCGAGCATATTTATCCTGATGGTAGTCGTGGGCCCAGGGCAAAATCTATCGCATTTGCGAACATGGACGAAACCGAGTTTCAGCAGGTTTATAAATCTGTACTGAATGTGCTGTGGAACTGGATCCTGTTCCGTAAATTTTCCTCTCCGGAGGAAGTCGAAAATGTGGCCGCGCAGTTACTGGAGTTTGCGTAATGGTGGATTTACGTAAAGCGGCGCGGGGGCAGATGTGCACCGTCAGAATTCCTGGCTACTGCAATCACAATCCCGAAACTTCTGTGCTGGCGCATTACAGGCTGGCGGGGACGTGTGGAACAGCGACAAAACCACACGATATGCAGGGGGCAATTGCCTGTAGCTCATGCCACGATTTAATCGACGGGCGGGTAAAAACCAGCGATTACACCAAAGAAGAATTGCGCCTGATGCATGCAGAAGGTGTTTTTCGCACACAAGAAATCTGGAGAAAGGAAGGTTATTTATGATTTACCCAACAAATACAGGAAAAAGCGGGGAACACCTTCGTCTCACCACGCTGGAAAGAGTCTGGATTCAGGGAAAACTGCGCATGTGGGGGCGCTGGTCGTATATTGGCGGCGGTAAGATGGGAAATATGTTCAACCAGTTGCTGACCTCTAAAAAGCTGACAAAAACGGCAATTAACGAGGCGCTCCGGAGGATGAAAAAAGCAGGTCTGGACAAACCTGAACTTGAGGCTTTTTTGCGGGATATGATCAACGGTAAGCAAAAAAGCTGGCTGGTGCATTGTAATGATGCAGAGGCGTTATGCATTGATCGTGTGATTAGTGAAGTACTGGCAGAACACCCAGGATTGATTTTTATCCTCCGACAAAGATATGAAGGGCGGGGGATGAGTAAGCTGAAAATGGCACAACAGTTAAATAAGTATCGCCCTGGCTGGAGCTTGAAAACTTGCAGAAATCGCATTGATGCATGGTTGGGTGTTGCTGAACACATTCTGTATATACCAATGAAATTAGCGTTATGCGGAGAAAGCCAATAAAAAAGTTATTGCATTTTTGCCAATAAACTGCTTCAATTTTGCTACGCTTCGCAAAGCTGTATCGCGAGGCGAATCAAGCGCATGAACTTTACCAGACCCCGCCATTGAGCGGGTTTTGTTGTTTCTATGGTGTGATATAAGAAACGACATTTAATAATTGCCTTCAAAATAAATTTGTTTATATATTGTTGTGTATGTTTTAAGTGAAAGTTAAATGTTTGCATAAAATAAAAACACATAAATAAATTTACATAACTTGACGTAAAGTGTTGTTGCGATTGGAATATTAAATCGTATCATCGAAAACGGTTCTGAGGGGGGGGGAGGAACTCTTCTTTGCTCGGTGATATCGCTCCCCTGAAGAACCAATGCCGACTTAGCTCAGTAGGTAGAGCAACTGACTTGTAATCAGTAGGTCACCAGTTCGATTCCGGTAGTCGGCACCATATGCGGGTATCGTATAATGGCTATTACCTCAGCCTTCCAAGCTGATGATGCGGGTTCGATTCCCGCTACCCGCTCCAGCATTTGAAACAAGCCTTATTGTATTGCGGCACTGGCGTATTTTTTATTACGTGGGGGCAGGTTGTTTTGAAAAAGCATTCTGTTCTCTGGCTATGATTTGAGGCCAGGTGTAGCCTCAGTGCTGATTTTTTTACGACAGCAGAATGGTGCATTATCGGTGGAGATTTTGTATTTCCTGGCAGGGTAGGTGATGCATCATTCTGGTGTTGTAAATCGCACCAAAGAGGCGCACCTCAGTGCGAGGGTGGTTTAAAGAGTCGGTTTAGCGGGAAACCACAGTATCCATACAGCACGGAATACTTCGGGAGACACCCGACGCCTCGGTTTAATAACAATTAAAAAAAATCATCCCTTGCATTGACCAACCGCCATATCTGGCGGTTTTTTTTATTCCTTTCTCAGGACGAAAAAAGACACGAGCATCCAGGAATACTCGTGGGACAACGTCCTTTGGATAGCAATTTGCGAGAGGGTGAAAAGTAGCGCGGTCGTCGGATTAAGACCGCGGGACAAAGTCCATGAAGAATAATAAGTATTGGCCCCCTTCCGGGGACATGTTCATACTACCAAGATTCAGAAGTGGTTTAAATCCTCAAATTAACCTTAATTTCCGATAAGTCTTATTTCATTTCTTTGCGCCACATCTGGAGCTCATCAAATAACGCCACGCAAAGGGCGTCTGCGGATGCCGGTGCTTTTGACGGGGTGTTTTTTACGGGCCGCTGGTGGCCCTTTTTTTATTTACAGGAGAAAAAAGTATGTCTGAACCCTTATCCGGTTCCGGCACGGCTGCGGCGCTCGGCGGGGCGACGGTGTACGGGCTGTTTACCGGGACGGATTTCGGGATTGTGTTTGGTGCGTTCGCCGGGGCGTTATTTGTGGCAACGATGCCGCAGGCGCTTTCAGCCTGGCGTGTGGCGGCGCATTTTCTGGTGTCGTTCATTATCGGCGTGCTGGGGGCAGAGGTTCTGGCGTCCTGGCTGGTAAAGCATACAGGGTTTGACGGTGCACCTGTCGACGCACTGTGTGCAGTGCTGGTGTCAGTGGTGTCGGTGAAGATTCTGTCGTTCATCCACCAGCAGGATATTGCATCACTGGTGTCCGGTGTGTTCTCCCGCCTGCGGGGCGGAGGAGGCGGCAATGTTAAGTAACCTTCCCGGATTGCTGAATGTGGCGTTATGCACGGTTATCGTGCTGACGCTCTTTTTTTATCGTCGTCGTGACTCCAGACACAAACCGCTGATGTCATGGCTGGCCTGGCTGCTGATGCTGCTGTATGCCTTTACGCCCCTCAGCTATCTGTGTGGTCGCCCGTTAGCGGCGAACTGGCTGGCGGTGGGGCTTAATCTGCTGTTCTGCGTGCTGGTGATACGTGCACGCGGGAACGTTTCAAAAATCCTTTCATTCCGGAGGTGAGCATGTCGGGTAAATTCAGATTCAGTCGTCGCAGTGAAAAAAATCTGGGGGGCGTCAAACCACAGCTGGTTGCTGTCGTTCGCCGTGCCCTTGAGCTGACGGAGGTTGATTTCGGTATTACGGAAGGCCTGCGCAGCAAGTATCGCCAGAAACAGCTGGTTGCAGAAGGTAAGAGCCAGACCATGAACAGCCGCCACCTGACCGGTGATGCGGTGGATGTTGTGGCCTACGTTGGCAGCCAGGTGTCATGGGACTGGCCTCTGTACGAGAAAATCGCACAGGCATTTAAGCAGGCTGCCGCAGAGCTGGGAGTCGCCATCGAATGGGGCGGGGACTGGAAAACGCTGAAGGACGGGCCGCACTTCCAATTGAAACGCTGATAGCCGGGTGAGTTATGAGTCGAAAGCACTGGACACACAGAACGCCGCGAACTGCGGCGAAATGGGCACTGGTAGCGATACTGGTGCCTTTTTTATTGGTGGGATGCGTCAGCCTGGATAAGGCGCGCCAGCTTTTCGATACGGCTTCTCAGGTCTGTGAAATTGTCGACGGTGTTCGGCAGTGCCTGCAGAACTGATCTCCTGTAAGGGCAGAATATTTCGCTGAAAAATGAAAGGGCGCCATTGTCCAAGAGGCATGAAATTCTGTTATCTAATCTGGTTGATATATGAATGTGGGGGATGCTCTTCTCCCCCACTGAAGGTTAGCCTACCTTACGGTATGGATACACATTTTTAATGAATTGGTGAAAATACTGGCCTTTTGAACTGGCATTCATAAGACCCTGATAGATCCTGGATGGAACACCAGAGTATTGATAGATACCTCCATTGTGAAAGGCTATTTCCAGTGTGAGAGTTGCTGAATCATACCCAACTGACTGGAGATTTGATGATGAAACATAATTACGAATCAAAACAATATCCTCATATTGCGGGGAAAAGTCCCAATGAAATTATTGATATATTTCGGCGTTATAACTTTGTCGATGATCATGGTCATCGTCTTGAAATGTGCCAGGACTTCATTGACTTAGTTAATGCGAAATCACAACAACATCAGGATGGTTAGGCATTACAGCAGCTCTTCTGTGAGGGGCTGCGATAATGCCAAAGCTCGTCATCGGCACCCGCCGCGCACCCAGCGCACTGGCCGATAGCGGGCTTTTTTATTCATAAAGCGAGGCTGTATGAGCGAGAAATTTTTATGCGTCCATCCGTAAGGGCAGAGCGAAAGGTGAAGCCGAGCTACGGGCGGCATTGTTTAAGCTTGCCAGAAAAGGGGATGCCTTTGCCCTGCGCGAACTACTCAGGGTGGATAAAAATCAGGACTAACTGATGAGCAGACCGGACTGGGGGGCGTTGCAGCAGGAGTATATTGCTGAATACACCCGCTCCGGTATATCTCCGGTGGCATGGTGTGAAGCAAGGGGACTGAATTACGCAACGGCCCGTCGTTACATCAAAAAACCTCCGAAAAATGCGCAGACAGAAATGCGCAAAACTGCGCAAAAAAGTGCGCAGAAAAAATCTGCGCAGACTGCGCAAAAGCAGAACGGAAAATCTCAGAAAAAAAAGCCAGTATCCGATGCGTGCCTGAATAAGGGCGACACGGAGGAATTTTCGTTCTGTCCCGATGAATTCGGCATCTCAGAGCAGCAGACGAAATTTGCGATGCTGGTTGCACAGGGGAGAAAACTCGTTGAGGCATATCGCCTGGCAGGATACGAGTCAGAGGGGAATGCGGCCTACGTCACTGCCAGCCAGCTCCTAAGAAATCCTAAGGTTTATCGGGCTATCTCATGGTTCCGCAATCAGTACCAGAAACGCTATACCGCAGACCTAGATTTACTGGTGAGTCAGTTGATGGCCATTGTCCAGGCCGACCCCAATCAGTTGGCACAATTTCGCCGTGTTAACTGCCGTTATTGCTGGGGCGAGAATCATCTCTACCAGTGGCGTGATATTGCAGAATTCGATAAGGCAGCAGCACAGGCCTCCAGAGATGGCAAACCCGAGCCGGAATATGGAGGCCTCGGCTTTGTTGATAACGCCATACCCAATCCGGATTGTCCGAAGTGCTGCGGTGAGGGAACGGGACAGCTTTATATGGCTGATACCACTCTGCTTGATGGGGATGCGCGACAATTATATGCAGGGGCAAAGCTCGGGAAATTTGGTGTTGAGATCCTGCTGGAGGATAAGGCTGCCGCCCGGCGCGAACTTATCAAGCTGATAATGGCGACGAAAGGAGGTTCTGCTAGTGGTGCAACTGACAGTCGCAATGATCTGGAGCTTGAAGGACTGAGGCTTCGCAACGAAAAGCTGCGCACTGAGATTGAAAACCTCAAAAAAGGCGTGGGTGGTGAGAATAACGAAATAATTATCCACAACTCTCTGCCGATGCCGGGAGTGGATAATGTCGATTGAAATCTACCTCCCAAAACCTCATGAGGGGCAAATAGCTGCATGGACGGCGGCAATAGAGGAACGCTTCCACGCGGTATGCTGTGGTCGTCGCTGGGGTAAAACGGTGATGCTGGTGAACATCGCTACCAGTTTCGCTACGCGGAAATTTGCCGTTCCTACCACCGGGCAACTTATCGCGGGTAGGGTGGGGATTTTTACCGCTCAATACCGCCAGTACCAGGAAATCTGGGATGAAATTAGCGCCGTTCTGCAACCGCTGATCCTCAGTCAGTCAAAAAATGAAAAGCGCATCATTCTCCGTAATGGGGGGCGCATCGACTTTTGGGTAACGGACAATAACAAACTGGCCGGGCGTGGGCGTAAATATCACGCTGTGCTGATTGATGAGGCCGCATTCACTAAATCGCCGGAAATGCTCGAGGAAATCTGGCCCCGAGCGATACGCCCGACGCTTGTCGATTACCGCGGCTGTGCGTGGGTATTTTCCACACCAAACGGTATCGACGAGAGCAATTTTTTCTACGCGATATGCCACGATGAATCCCTGGGATTTGTCATGCACCATGCGCCAACTTCATCGAATCCGTATATTCCGAAAGAAGAACTGGAGGAAACGGAGAAAAAATCCGATCCGCGCGTCTGGCAGCAGGAATATCTTGCAGAGTTCGTAGACTGGTCCAAAGACGCGTTACTCGATGTCGATAAGCTGCTGGTGGACGGTCAACCAATTGAGATGCCGCCGTACTGCGACATGATTTTCGCAGTGATGGATACGGCGCTGAAAGGCGGGACCGAAAATGATGGTACTGGCGTGGTGTATTTCTCTTATGAGTCAACGTATTCGGACGAGCCAAAACTGACGATTATTGACTGGGATGTGACGCAAATTAAAGCGTCATTGCTTCCTGAATATATCCCCGGCGTTTATGACAACCTCGAGCGCCTCGCGAAATTATGCCGTCCGCGTCTGGGCAGTCAGGGAATTTTTATGGAAGACGCCGCGATGGGGGCAATCCTCAACCAGAAGGCGGAAACCGAAGGCTGGGATATGACGCCGATTAAATCGACACTAACCAGCAAGGGCAAAGACGAACGGGCGGTGATGGCATCCAGCTACCACTATCAGGGGATGTGCAAAATCGTCCGGGAGGCTTACGACAAGACCGTTTCATTCAAACGTACCACCGCAAACCCCCTCATTAAACAAATCGCCGGGTTCCACCTGGCAGACAAAGACGCGCATAAACGTGCTGATGACCTTTTCGATTGTTATACCTATGGATTGATCATCGCACACGGTAATTACGCGGCGTTGTAAAAAATCAGGATATTTTTGATGGCAGAGATCGAGATTACTGGCGGCCTCGGTTCAGCACTGATGCATATTCTTGAGGCTGAAGAAATTAAGCCGGGAACCGACACTGGCTATGAATTGTGTAAGCAGCTGTGGCAATTCCATCCTCTGGGCGGAAAACTTGTCGAAAAACCCATACTGATGGCAATGTGTAAGCCGCGCCAGTATAACGTGGAGACAGATCCTGACGAGCGGGTTGTGCGGCGTTTTCAGGAGGTATGGGAACGTATGAAGGTCAACGAGAAGATTAAAAATCTGTTTTTTCTGTCTCGTTGCTACGGTGCCGCAGCGATCGGCGTGGGCACCGACAGCGTTCCATGTCGTGAACCGCTTCCGACGTTCGGACTGACAGAAGATGACGTGTATATCAACGCGTGGGACCCGTTGAACGCTTCCGGTTCGATGGTGACTGACCAGAACCCCAACAGCCCGTTTTTCCAGGAAGCCAATAAAAAAATGAAGATTGGTGGGAAAGACTGGCATCCGTCACGCACACTGAAAATCTTCAACGGCACACCGATTTATCTGGAGTTTCAGAGTTCATCGTTCGGATTCACCGGACGAAGTGTGTTTCAGCGCGTTCTTTATTCCCTGAAATCCTATATCAACACGATGGAGGCGAATGATCTCGTCAGCCAGAAGGCAGGCGTACTGGTGGCTAAAGTTGTGCAGAACGGTTCGAAACTTGACGGGATCATGGCTGCCGCCACGGGACGAAAAAGGGAAAATGTCAAAGAGGCAAAAAATAAAGGTGTGCTTAGTATCGGGAAAGATGAGGACGTTACCTCGCTGAATTTACAAAACATCGATGGCGCGCTAAATGCCGCCCGCGACAACATTATTTCCGATATTGCATCAGGTAGCGATGTTCCCGCGATTCTCATCAAGGAGGAGGCTTTCTCGAATGGTTTCGGTGAAGGAACTGAGGACTCGAAAGCTATCAGCCAGTATATCGATGGTGTGCGCCAGCAGATTGAACCCGTGATGGATTATTTCGAACGCCTGGTGCAGTACATCGCCTGGAACGAGGAATTTTATCAGTCGCTGAAAAATGATTACCCGGACATCATAACTGACGACTATAAAACCACGTTTTACCAGTGGCGACGTGAATTTACCGCGACGTGGCAGGAGCTGGTGGAGGAGTCGCCGGACAAACGCCGGGAAAGCGACAGTAAAGTGATTCAACAGGCGATAGCACTTTTCTCTGCCGTGTCGCCACAGGTTGATCCTGAAAACCGTGCCGCCGTCACTGAATGGCTGGCAAGCCTTGTTAATGCCACGCAAACCTATGGCGCAGCTCCACTCATCATTGATGTGGACGCGCTGGCGAATTATGAACCACCGAAGCAGGAGACGCCTGATGGCAATTTCCAGCCGGGCGGTGAGGAAGAAGAAACGGATCAGAACGCTGTATGAGGTTCTGACGGATGCCGTTAACTACTACGTAAATCACGGGTGGGATAGCGAAAAATCATTGCTCGAATGGTGCCGGAAACTCCGTGTAGCCGCTCAGCGAGAAACCCCTGATGATACCGTAGCCAGAAAACATCTCACCGCTATCTACAGCCGTCTTGTCATCGACGGCGGGGCATTACGGGATCAGCCTCCTGACGGCCCTAAAAAAATCACTGTTGAAAAACTGAAACCTGAGTTTCGCAAGGAACTCGACAGGCGAATTTTCGCCAGTGCCAACCTGATAAAACTCAACCGCGAACAGGCTATCGAGAAAACCATACAGCGTTTTCAGGGGTGGGTTACGTCCATTCCCCCTGACGGGGTGAGCGAAATTGATCGCCGGGAAGTGAAGGCCGGGTTTCAGAAATCCGTGAAGGATATGGATTTTATCAGTCGTCGGGTGGCAATTGACCAGGGGCATAAGCTGGCAAGCAACGTTAAGTATCTGCTGGCTGTTCAGAGTGGAGCGATTGCTCTGCGCTGGCATTCGAACTGGCGGCGTCCGGGCTACAAATACCGACAGGACCACAAAGAGCGCGACGAGAAAATTTATCTCCTCCGCGATTCGTGGGCACTGGAGCAGGGACTGATTAAGCCCGTATATGGTTTTTATGACGAAATCACTGCTGCCGGGGAGGAGGTTTATTGCAGTTGCGATGCTCTGCCGATCTACGCCCCTCAGAAACTACCCGACGAATTTTTAACGGAGAAGGGCAAACGTGAGTTTAACAGAACTTGAAGTGGCAGAACGCATCAGGGACGGAACCGTACCGTCTCCGGTGAAATTTTCCAACATGTGGCTGGTGAATTTGCGAATAACCGGAACCGGGCTTGCCTATCGCGCCGGGGAGAAAGAGCACGTCTGGCGTGATCCAAAGCTCTATCTGAATGAGGAGTTTTTAAGGCGATGCAATGGCCTTCCGGTTATCGCAAACCATCCTGATGACGCAGTCCTGACGGAGGAGGATTTTAAATCGCGGATCGTCGGTAGTGTCATGCTGCCGTATATCCGGGGTGACGAGGTATGGGCAGTGTGCCGTGTTTACCTTCAGAGCATTGTTGAAGAAATCACTGAGGGGGGTGTTTCGACAAGCCCGACGGTGGTGTTCAACAGCACATCAGGAAATGTGGAAGTACAGGAAGGTGACACCAATTTTTTAATTGAAGGTGTTCCTTTCCTTGTTGATCACATCGCCCTGGTGACGAAAGCCCACGGCTCGCTGGGCGTGTGGGATAAAGACCGGATCCCCGCAGGGGTTGAAGTGACAAACACAGGTGAAATCGAGATGAAAAAAGAAGAACTCCAGGCCCTGTTACAGGGGGTGGTGAACGATGCCCTGAGCGGCATTAATCAGAAAATCGATGGAGTAGTCACGCGCATGGACTCACTGGAACAGCGGGACAAAGCGCGGGCGGATGCCGAAGAGCAGGCGAAAAAAGAGGACGAAGAAAAGGCCAAAGCCGATGAAGCCGCAGAGGAACAGCGTAAAGCTGATGAAGATGCGACAAAGAAGGCGGAAGAAAAAGCCAAAGCTGACGAGGCAGCAGACAAAGATGCTGAGGAGAAAGCAAAGGCTGATTCCGAAGCAGAAGAACAGCGTAAGGCCGACGAGGAGGCAGAAAAAGAACGCAATGATTCTGCCCTGGCAGAAGCACAGGCAAAAGCCGACTCCGCATTCAGTGCCTGCGGTAAAAACGCGCCAGCACCGTTTTCTGGCGAAAATGCGCTGGACTACCGTAAGCGTGCGCTAATCGCTATGCAGAAACACTCTCCGGCACATAAGGACGTCAATATTCGCGCGATAGCGGATTCTGCAACGCTGGCTGTGCTTGAGGACGCAATTTTCAGTGCCGCCCGTCAGTCCATCGAAAAAGAAATGATGAGCACGCAGGGGCAACTGCATAAACGTATCCGCAGCGACGAAGCCGGACGTCGCATTACTGAATATCAGGGTGATCCGAACGTCTGGTTGGGTGCCTTCAAAATTCCGGGGCGTCGTCTGGCAAAAATTAACACTCAAGGGAGCCTGAACAATGGCTGATATTAACTTTCATCCGTTTAAAAACCGTGGAGCATTTGGTGGCCTTTTTAACGTCGAATCCCGTGGGCTGATGCAGGGGGATGCGCAGGATGATCCGGCAATTCGTCTGCAACTTTGCTCCGGTCGACTGGACAGCAAAATCACTGATCCGGTATGGGGTGGCGTTGGAGTTATGGAGTGCATTGCTCCCGCGAAAGACAGCGTTAACGGCGCGGTAATTAAGCAGGCTACACAAAACGCATGTAACGCCTTTACGGTCTTTAATCAGGCATTTCATGGTATTACCACGCCGGATAATCCGGTGCCGTTATATCTCGCGGGTGGCTTTGTTCACTATTACCGCGTTGGCTCAGGCGCCCGCATTCCTCTCCCGGTCAGTGCAGAAGTTGTTGCGTTGGCTGATGGCAATAACACCGTTGCTGCCAGTGGCTTTGTGTGGGACCTGACGAAAAACATGGTTGATGTTTATTCGGGATCACCCGGCGCTAATCCGAAAGTGGATATTAAGCTGCTGATGGTTTCAGTTGACGGAAACCTGACGGTGAAAAAAGAGGATGGCGGTAACGTTGTCTGGGAAATCGGCAAACCGTGCGGCCTGTTTTTAATTTAAGGGGATATTAATTAATGAGTGCATTTACTCCTGCGACTACTATTGTGTCGCCGTCAATGGTGCTGCCGGAAATGATCGTGCAACAGAGCATGGCTTCCGGTGCGTTTGAAGTCCTGGCTGGCGGTGCTCCAGCGGTAAAAATTAGTTCCAGTGATTTGATGGTCTATCAGAAATATCTGCGCATGACCTCGCAGGCGCAGGTCGGCCAGTCTCTGCCGGGCCAGTTACCGTCTTCCAGTATCTCTGGCGGCTATGACGGGATGATGACTTACCGAATTTCTTCCCGCTCGCAATACAGCTATCTCGATACTGATGCAGCAGATCGCTGGGGCTATTCTCTGATTGAAGGCCTGCGCCTGGCTAACCGTCAGGGACACGCTCAAATGTTGCGTAATATGCTGCTGTATGGCGTGAATGCAGCTAATAACGAGGGGATCACCAACTCCCCGAACGCAGTGACGCTGAATCTGGGCAACGACAGCAAAGGGAATGATTCATATACCACCTGGGATTCCGGTGAGATGGCTAAATTTATGCTTGGCCTGATTGCTGACCAGAAAACCCGCATGTTGCTGCTGGGACAGCCATTAACGACTGTTATTCTAAGCCCACAGCGATTCATGAAGGCGCTGGAGTGGACAGGAATTGTTGAGCTGACCAGTTACCAGCGTCCTGGTGGTGGTACCGGAACGGTGGGAACGATGGTTAAAGACGTCGCCGATAAGGCGACAGGTGATGACATCATTTTCTGCCAGGACGACACGCTGATTGGTAAAGGCGCTGGTGGTAATGACCTGATCATCGTTACGAACCCGACGATTGAGGTTCCGGAAGCGCGTCACACCATTAACACCAATATTTTCTCCACGCTGGTACCTAACCAGCAGGCCGTCAACGTGATGTTCTGTGATATGGCAGCGCCGACGGAAATTCCGTCCCCTATGCCGGATGGCGGCATGACCACGTTGTATACCATGCGTGCGACGCCGGGCTGGAACTTCCGCCCTGAGGGGATCACCCTGTTGTCTGCCAAATACGCATAAACGTTCAATCTGATAATGCGGGGAGCTAAATGCTCCCCTTTTTTGTGGGAAAAATTTATGAAGCTCTACATCGCTAACTGCTCACGTCAGCCGCACACGTTCAACTACAAACTCCCCGAAAAAACGCAGTCGTTCGGTGTGACAATTCCGTCCGGACGTCAGCATATGATCGAAAATCAGTCCGATATTATCGACCACATCATCCGACAGCATGAGCCTTATGGATTCCAGCGTTGTGACAAGGTGGACAAGAATTTTTCCGGTATCTGCTATTCCATCGATAAACCTGTGAGCGTCGGTCGCATTGAGGATTGCGCGGAGCAGAAAACGGAAAATCTGGAATCCCTGTCAGAAGAAATTCTCGCAGCCAGCGCCGTATCGCTGAATAACGCAGTGGATCAGGCAGTGATTCAGAGTGGCGAAAAACCTCAACCGGGTGGTATTGAAATGGAAATCACCGGGGAAGCGATTAACACTGAACAGGAAAATCCGCCCAGCACAAAGCGAAATATTAAGGTTAAAAAATAATGACCTTGCGTCCGTCACTGGAGGGATTTATTCGCTTTGTTCGTGACGACATGAAAGTACCGGTTCATGCTATTGCTGACGATGATCCGACGCTGGAATGTTGCTTTCAGTCTGCGATGGAGCTAATCCCTCATGATCAGGGGCTGGAGCGTTTACCCATCATCTATGTGCGAACGGTTTATAACGCTGCCGCCTCATTTCTCCTGAATTTCGCTCCCGGCTCGTGGTTTGCCGACCTGAGAAAAAAACTCAACATTGGGAAACTGGCTACTGGGCTTGTCAGTGCGGCAGCAGACCAGGGGACATCGGGTTCGATCACCATCAGCGATGCGCTGAGTAATCTGTCTTTGCTGGATTTGCAGATGTTACAGGATCCGTATGGACGACAGGTTGTTGCGGTGCTGATGCAGATGGGCACGGTATGGGGTTACACGCCATGAAACTTTGTTTTGGGGTTATCGACCAGCCGTATGACTACGGCGACGAGCCGGGAAAAACCACGTTTGACGTAGCCTGTGACCTCGAGGAGCGATACGAAATTTTTACGCACTTCTGGGAAATGCATAAGGACGAGATTATCCAGGAGGCAGGTACTGAACTGGCATACCAGTTGGTCAATCACTTCAAGTATAAGGCTCCGCTACCTGGCGAGCATTTTCTGGAAGGGAGCGGGAAGATTTTCCATATTTTTCTTGAAACTGAAGAAATGGCCGGGATGACGATTAACGGAAACCCTGTGCCAACTCAGGCCGCGCTACTGGGCGTTAACTCCAGGCTTAAGGATAAATATACCGGAGAGCGGCGTCCGTCATTCATAGACGGCGGCCTGTTTAAGGGCAGCTTTATAGCGTGGATAGATAATAATGCCGAGTCTTGAGGAATTAGCCGAACAGCACAGTTCGCAGCTCTCGTCCGTTCTTAAATCCGCAGTTGAAACCATCTCGTCAGACCAGGAAATCACGTTCAGGCTCTATGTCCGGCAGGTTCTGCCGCTGGATGGCTTTGTCTATTGGGTTAATGCGGAAATCATCAGTTGCGATGAACTGTGTCGCCTGAATATTGAGTCACCAACTCGTCTGAAAATCAAAGGCAGCCTGCATCGTCAGGTTATTGCGATTCAGGACGAGTCTGTCTCGAAGGATGTGAACAACATTATTTTCACGCCTGTTCAGCAGGTTGATGATTTTAATGTGGAAAATCCCGATGCGATCTATCTCGGTGAGTACGGAGGCGTCCAGTTCGCTTTTTCACGAATGGAGAGCCGTTATCAGCAGTCGGGTATTTTTCATTATCGCGGCATGGCGATTTTGCCAACCATGCGTTCCCAGATTATCGACTGCGAGGAGGATATCAGCGACGAGCAGATCATCTCTAACAGCATCCCGATCTGGCTGCAAATGAAAGATGCCGCGACCGTGTATCCGTCTTACCTGGTACCGCAGAACCTTCGCCCACCGTATATCGCGGTGGATGTTCGCAACAGTATTCCGTTGCAGGTGGCTCCCGTTGTTTTCGGCGGTGAGCGGTTTCAGCTCGTCCAGGATTCGGTTCGCCTGACGCTTTACGGATTCAGCAACAAAATGGCGCTGGATCTTGTCGACTCGGTGGTGAACAGGGCGCTGGAGGAGGAAAGGTTTGGTGTAACCAATATTCCGGTGGTTCAGGACGCAAAGTCGGGACAGGTTGAAATCAACGCTCTGGCGAAGAAAAAGATTGTCGATTTTGACGTGAATTACTACCAGAGCACCGCCCGGGAAATGTCCCGGCAGTTGATTGAAAAAGTTATTTGTAAATATGAGGTTAAATAATGGGATTTAATATCGTCACGGTGAATGTGTCCCAGAGCATCGGGGCCATTCCCTCGAATTTGCAGCAGATGTCTGCGGTTCTCTCGTTTGGTTCCACGACTCATGAGCCGGGAAAACCCGTATTACTCACCCGTAATCAGGACATTAACGAACTGGTTAAAAATCCGATTGCTGCCTTGTCGGCGGCTGCCGCAGGAAAATCTGCGGCAAACGTCACCGTTACGATGACGCTTCCGGAAGGGAGCAACATCCGACGCGAAAACAGTTCTGAGGTGAAAATTGTTGTTTCCGGGTGTTCGCCCGACGCGTGGAATGGCGAATATACTGCTACCGTCACGGATGAAAAAACACTGACCTGGACTATTACTGGTTCTCAGCTTTCCGGTTCGCCAGTGACACTGGGGCAGTTTTCCATTGCTGGCAGTGAAAATCTGGTGACGGCAGTAAACACGTTTTTTGCCCAGGGAAATTCAGTTGGAATTTACCTGCTGGAGCTGGGAGTACAGAAAGGCGGAGTCAGTAAGGAAATCGCTGCGCTGAAATCTTATATGGAAGATCCGCTCCTGCGTTTTTATGCGTATCTGGTGCCGCAGCCGTGGGATGGTGACGCAGAATTTATCAGTCTGGCAAAACTCCACACCGCCAACGAAGCGATGCAGTATTTCTTCGTGCTGACGAAAACGCCGGACGACATGAATTACGTTTCGCCTTATGCCGGTATTAAGTCGGTTATTGCAACGGCGGATGATACGTACCCGGCGACAAACGCGGCAGCAGCCGTAATGTGGAACTATGTTTCCGCATCACCTTCAGAAATCAACAAGGTGCCGCCGATGGCATTTCGCTATCTGCAGGCGGTAAACGCCCACAAGGGCAAAAATTCCATTCTGGCCACGATGACAAAGCAGAATATTAACTACGTCGATACGGGTGCTGAGGGTGGAATTTCCAACACGATTCTGGTGAAAGGCGTTACCAGTGACGGTAACGATATGACGTACTGGTATTCCGTAGACTGGGTGCAGATTAACGTCGATATGCAGCTCGCCAACACGGTGATCAACGGCAGCAATAACCCAATTAACCCGCTTTACTACAACCAGGACGGAATCGACCGTCTACAGCAGGTCGCACAGGCGGTGTTCAATACGGGCGTATCTTACGGCCTGGTCAACGGCCAGCCTGTCGTCGATGCAGTGCCTTTCCGCCAGTATATCAACACTAATCCGAATGATTACGGTATCGGGCGTTATGCAGGCCTTTCGGCCTCCTATACGCCGATGCGCGGATTTGTCGAAATCATTTTTAACATCAATGTGACAATGCAGCTTTCGTGAGGGACTGAACCGTGCCTAATCCAATGATCCCCGTTGGCACCCTTAACCGGGTTCGCGCCAGCGTTAAATTCACCTCTCATTCCGAACTGAATGTGTCCGCCTCATTTCTGGCAAAAGAAGGCGTCGAATTGTCCTTTCAGGGCAATATCACGGAGTTTTTACCCGCTATGACGGGAGCTGTGCAGTCGCCGCAGCCATACATGATTTTACAGGCGCGTGTTCATCTGCTGCGTAGCCAGGCGCTGGGAAAACAATTCAAGGCGCAATGGGAAAAAAACGCCACGATCGGCGACGCAAAAGTGTATAGCGACAGCACGGTATTCGGTGACTTCGATATCTATAACACGGCGATCACCAACGTGCAGGATATGACCTTCGCTGGGGGCGAGCCGGGTGTGGCCATCACCATTACCGGTACGTATTACATCAACTCTGAAATGTGGGATCTGGTATGAAAATCTCCCGAAATCTGAATCTGATTATTCCTGTCCGGACAGAAAAGGGTAACGGCTGGATCCATGCCACGCCGATCAGCAAAGAGGTGTTTAAAGAGCATTTCTTCATTCTGAGTAAAACTTTTTCTGCCATTTTTTCTGAAGGTCTTGGCGTCGTTGCGGGTCCGCGTATCGCCTGCCTTATGCTGGAACGGATCTCCTCAGATATGAACATCTGGGATGGCGAAAAGGGCGTTCGTAATACGCTCGTGAATGAAATCATTCGCCTTGCGAATCTGGTTTACCCAGTCGAAGGGAAAGGTTATGACACGCTCCCGCTTGATATGGCGCTGGAGCGCGGCATCGTTGAATTTGATGATGTGGCAGGTGAACTCGTTTTTTTTACATGCGTCTCGTCGATAAACACACCGGAGCAGACGGAGCAGATGATGCTGGCAGTCAGTGGAATGTGGAACAGTCGCACTTCATCCTTGAGTCTTACGGAATGGATTGCTTCATTGCCGACATTGAAGCCTGTCGCCAGTTCTGGCGCGACGGCGAGCACGTTATCAGCGACATCCTCGACTACTCAGCCGGAGACGGATTCAGCGACATCTGGGCAAATTCCGGTCTGAATGTAAAAACAGCAGCTCAGTTTCGTGAGCTGCGTAAATGCACGACGCCGGGAGGTGTATTGAATGTCAGGTAATCAGATGCCAGTTCTGACACTGGACGTTAATGAAGAACATCTTAAGCGACTTGAGGCGATATTTGAAAAGTATCGCAACGGGCTGATGATTGGCCCTGCCGGTACGCCTCTTAAAATACCTTCAAATATAGATCCGGGAGGTGGCGTCCGGCAGACAACTACAGGCGGAGATGCCAATCAGGCTCCCAGGAAACCATCTTCACCCGCGCCAGTTTCGGCTGCTTCCACTGATGGACGTTTAAGGGATGAAAAAGGGCGCTTTGTTGGAAGCGGGAAAACACCTGATTCGCTGGTGAGCAACTATAAAGGTCGCGGCGAAACGATGTTTGATAAGTACCTCAGCGGGCTGGGTAAAAACGCTCAGGGGACGCTGAAAACTTACAAACAGATCAATTCAACGCTTAAAACGACTAATTCCCGGTTAAAAAGCCTGTTTAAAACCACGGTTTCGTGGGGGGCGAAAATAGCTGCAATAGGGGTTGCGGGGCCGTTTGGCTACGGCTATATGGCAAGTAAAGTCGCAGCACAGTATAGCGTGGCTCAGGGGTTAGGGGTGGAAACCGCCCAAATGCAGGCCGCACGTGCCACCTATTCGCCATATTTTTCTGGCACAGAAGATCTGGTTCAGCATCTGGCTAACGCACAGAAAAACCCGAACGATCCAAACTATGCTGGCCTGGTTAGTCTTGGAATTGATCCGCGAGATGGTGCTGCAAAGAATCTGCCCAAACTTATGAGCGCGCTTGCATCTCTCGTTAAGCGATATAAAGGTTCAGGACTTACTCAGGGGATTCTCAACGGACAAGGGCTTGGATTTGTTGATGTCGCGACAACTAACCAGGTGGAAGCGAATCTGGACAAGATCCCCCAACTGAACGAGAAATTTGCATCAAATACCAGGTTGCTCGGTGCTTACCTCACGCCAGCTATGCAGTCAGGTTATCAGGACACGGTGAGTAACCTGATGGTAAATGGAAACAGAATATCAAATTCCTGGTATGCAGCTCTCGCCAGATATAACCCACTAATCACAGGTGCATCTGATGGGCTGACATCCAATATTGAAGGTTTTCTGAATGGTGGAAATTTTCAGAAAATTCTCACTGAGGCTGGCGAAGGGCTGGAGAAACTTGGTAAGTGGCTGAATAGCGAACAATTTAAAAATGATCTTGACGATTTTTCTCTGGCGGTGAGCCGGATTGCAAAAGCAATATGGTCAGCTATCAAATGGATCGGTGGGGAAGATAAATATCTCCCCGGAACCGGAGTTGGTGCTGAACAGGCAGATCCAGTTCTTGCGGCATTTGGAAATAAATATCTCAGTGGTGCGTTGCCGGGAGCAAACCCGATGACAAATCAGTATACGGGTGAGTTTTATAAACAGGATGATGTATATAAAAATTACCGTATGCCTAATGATTTAAAGAGAAATATTCAGAACTTTGTAGAGCAAGCCAATAATACTTATCGACTTCCTAAAAATATGATGTCAGCTATCGCAGAAGTTGAATCTTCGTGGAATCCTCTGGCAAGAGGAACTCCAGATGAAAAAGGTAGATTCGCTAAGGGGTTGTGGCAATTCTGGGATAGCACCGCAAAACAGTATGGTCTGGTGGGTGATGATGTTTATGATCCAAATAAATCCACTCTTGCGGCTGGCCGCTTTTTAAATGATCTGAATCGGCGTTATAAAGGCGATGTGGCAAAAATGCTTACGGCATATAACGGAGGTCGTATTGATAGAGATGGAAATCTAAGTTTGAGAATGGAGACTGTAAAATATTTAATTAAATTATTGCCTCAGATTCAGGGAGCCTTGGATCAACACCCTGGTATTATGAGTCAGCTAAGAAATGCCAGAGATAACCTTCAGGGTGCTGGCAAAAATGCCCGCGCAATAATTGAGCTTCAGGTGCGACAATCGCCGGGTTCCGACATACTGGCACAACTCGCCGGAACGCAACAAATACCGGGGTAAAAGATGTCACTTAATTACTTTGGGCAGGCTTTCAAACTGGCGTTTGAAGTCTCGCCCATTCTTTTGGTTGACGGCATAGCGTCGAAAATTCCCGGCGGGGTAATGCCGATTGCTGTTTTGACCGAAGGCCTAAGCATAGCGAACGGTCTGCTGCATGGAGAGATTCATACACGCTCGATGGTGGCATTCACGCCAATGGCCGGGACAACGCTGGTACAGCAGGATATCTGCAACCTGAATTTCTATAACCAGGTAACGGCAGCGAATGCGACCGTCAGGAAGCCTAACCGGGTAGTCATGCAGATGATCCGTCCGGCATCAACGGAGGACGGTGGCTACACCACGAAGGGGATGACGTTTACGGCGCTGAAAATGGCGCTTGATATGCATAACCAGTATGGCGGTTGCTACACCGTTCTGACTCCCTCGTTTATCTACACGCGCTGCCTGATGCGGTCGTTTATCGATACATCCGGTTTCTCTGAGCAGAACAAGCAAGTGCAGCACACCTGGCAGATTGAGTTTGAGCAACCATTGTCGTCTGTCGAACAAACAGTAAAGACGCTGGCGAGCGTTCTGGATAAATTTGATAAAGGGATGCCGTCAGACGGGCCGCTATCGTGGTCAGGTATTAAGAACCAGGTCGTGCAGGAGTTTGGTATTGGCTTATGACAACGTTAATTCCTTTCAAACCGGACGGGCGAGGTCCGTTTCAGTTCACGGCCAGAATCGGAGAATATGAAACATTCGCCCGCGTTCCGTTTAATCTGTACGCAAACCGTTACTATCTGGAACTGAAAGACAGTTCTGGCAAGGTCATTGTATATACGCCTCTGATTGCTTCCCCTGATGGTTACGATATTAATCTGGCGCTTCTATTTGCGCCGGGAAGGCTCATTTTTCGTGAAAGTACTAATCAGTTTGAGGTTTCGTAATGCGTTATTACCGCCTGGAAATCATTAACCCTAAAACAGGCAAGCCGCCAGTGGATAGCAACGGAAAACCTATCGGGCCTTTTGATACCAGTAAGACACCAGGTTGTGGGTTACATGTTGAATTTGACTTTGAAGTAACCGGCCTGGATGTAGTCAGGTCTGGCACGATGCTGACGATCTACGGATTACCAATCGAGATGTTGAAGCAAAGTGTGAATTTGCAGGGGTGTCTGGTCCGTATGAAAGCGGGCTTTGTTGAGGGATTGCCTTTGGCAAACCCGGAACAACAGGGTGAAGTAATCTATGGTGAAATTTATCTGGCCTACGCCAACTGGATTGGCACAAACCAGACTTTAAATCTGGTCATTAACCCCACCATACGCAAAACCGATGACGGTAAACCGTTCTTTATCAAGGGCGAAGGGCGAACCGGGGAAAAGGTGGGTGATGTTATCTCCCGCGCGTTGCAAAAGGCATTTCCGAATAAATTGATCGATTGTACCGTCAGCGACAGCCTCGTTTTGCCAGAGCCGTGGAATGGAACCTACGAAGACATTGGTTCGCTGGCGATGGTTCTCCGTAGTGCTTCAATCGCAATGATACGCGATGAGAAATATAGTGGAGTTACCATCAGCATCCTTTCAGACAGAATACGAATTTACGATAACGCGTCAGCAAAGTGGGGAGAGCCCAAAACAATTCATGCCCATGAACTGATTGGGCAGCCGACCTGGATAGCGCCGTTTACTGTCAGTTTCAAATGTCCTCTGCGGGGCGATATCAGGTGTGGTGATGTGGTTAAATTGCCGGAGGGGCTTTACTCCGGCGCTGCGTCGATTGTGATGGCTAACACAACAGCCCCCAGTGTTATCTCCAAAAATTCGACCACGTTCACCGGAAAATTTCTGGTTAAGTCTGTCAGACACATTGGAGCATATCTTACTGCTGACGGCGATGCCTGGGTGACGGTTTTCGAGGCATATGCTGAGAACTGGGTGAGGGGGTAATGTCAAACGCTCAAAAATTACCGCTTCTCCGAACGTTGTCGGAGATGATGACCAGCTCTGGTAACCAGCAAGCCGAGCTGAAAGGACGGGAATTACCCTGTCATGTGGTGGCGGTGAACGGTCAGATAGTCACTGTTCAGTTCGATATGTTGCCAGAGGGGATCACCTTTCCTCAGATAACAATACCTGTGGCCACGTTCCCGTATATCCGTTTCCCGATACAACCAGGAGATCAGGGAGTGACGATCGCCGCCGATGTATCCCTGCGCGGTGTGTCCGGATTAGGGACAGGAATGGCGACTCTTTCCTACTCGATGTCGCTGACACCGCTGTTTTTCGTGCCTCTGGCAAACAAGGAGTGGTCCGAAGAAGATCCGCGAAAAATTGTGTTATACGGTCCTGACGGCGCAATTATTAAAACAGAGGACGGAAGCAGCTCGGTAACGGTGGCGCCGGAAGAAATCAGGCAAAAGTCGAAGGTAGTTTACCTCGAGGCCGAAGATATTTTCCTGAACGGTCAAATTCACCTCAACGGACCGATCGTCCAGGACAAAGCCCAGATGAAGGATACAACCGCTTCGCTGATTGGTCCTCTTAAGGTCGAGAAAGATGCAGTTATCAACGGCGTGAGCGCCAGCAGCCACAGTCACGATGTGACTGGTGTTCAAAGCGGTGGCAGTACGATCACGTCGAAGAAACCAAATCCGGGTTAATACCGGTTCATTTCACTTTAAATACTACCCATAAAACGAAAACCCCGACTGTTGGCCCAGTCGGGGTTTTCTGTTTCTGACCTTGAATAAGGCAAGGAGAAGTCGTGTTTGATTTTAGCAAACTGATTCGGGAGATTCGAGTTATGGCTGAAAAATTATCCACCTGGAAGTTTTTGCTTATTTGGTTGGTCTTTCTGATTCTGGCGTCTGGGTATTTTGTTGGCCAGATCCGATGGTGGTGAGGGCACGATGAGAACATGGGGCCGCGTAACCGACGCGAACGGCAACAAAAAATGGGTTGCTATAGAATCTGACGCCAACGGTGATTTCTCCTACGGCTGGCTGACGACGCTCATTCAGACGTTAAAGCTGGGGTTGGGGGAGTCGCCGTTTTACGCGAATTACGGCATTCCAGCGCAGCAGTGCATCGTGCAGCAGATTTACCCGGACTACTATGTGAACATGGTTCAGCAACAGTATGCCGGGTATTTTGCATCGCTGGCAATTTCAAAAGTGGATGGGGCAGAGAACCCCACCTATAACATCGATGTTGTGTTTTTTAACGGAACCAGTTACCGGACGCAGGTTCCGGTTTGAGGCAAGTTTTCGGGCATCAATTGGGCCAGTGGCGTATTAAGAAGTTCATCGCGTGGCATGACAATCCATCCACTTTTGCGTAGTAAGTGAATTGCCCATTCTGTGGTTATAACTGAGCCTGATTTGTGATGCTCAATGTGGGTAACCGATCCGTTTCTGACGCGCATGATGATGTCAACATTCAGAGGGGATTGTGTGCTGGTAGTTTCTTTGCGTAGTTTCTTTTCGCACTCGATGAAGTATCGGCGGATCTGGCGTCCTTTTTCGTTGCGCTCGACCATTGCCAGTTCTTTGGCGGTGTCCAGGGTGAGGTGGTAGTCCTTGCGGTTGTGGCCTCCCCGGCCTTTTGCTTCCCGAATTTGGGAAGCAATCACATAGTCCTGATTTTCTACGAATTCATACTCGCTAAGTCGCTCGGTGATCCAAGTGGCAAAGCGCTTACCTACTTCGAGAAAGGCATGCAGATCGCGAGCGTTGCATAGAAGGGTGGTTTCGTTTGAGATAGTTCCGTTGAAAACGGGGATCAGTTGGGTTGTCATGATGACCTCTTGTATCTTTTTCGAAGAAGAACCAAAGTGGCGTCGGGAGGTTCGAAACGGCTACAAGTACCGCGGACTTATTCCCCTTTCGGGTGTTGTATTCGTCGCCCTCCCGACATTGATCGGGGATGTGGTTGCACATGATGCAACCACTGAAAAAATAGGCATAAAAAATCCAACACTGACGGGGTTGGTTGCGTACCGCTTGTAAGAGGTTTCGACGCCTCAGTTCGGATTGTAGCCAGAGTTGGATGCCGTAGTCAATTTAATGATAGTGCATCATATCTTTTTGCCCTCAAGATGGCACTGGTAAGACGTTCCGCCGTGTTCATAAATCGCCCAATCAATAGCTTCTCCAGAAATCCGATTAATAGTTACGTGAGATTGAGGAATCCAATTAACTTTATCCCTAGATGCCTCGACAGTATATTCTATACGTAGGTCATTAATTGTTGGGCGATTGACTCTAAACCAAGTATCATCACGGCCTAATGATTCGTTGTTTTGCATTATAATTACTGATTCAGTAAACCACGTTGTTTTTTTACCATCGGCAACACATGCATTTCCAGAGTCAATTCTAATATTAAAGCATAATTTATCATTTAAAAGGTAAGGTTGGGGCCAGATTGCGGAGGTTGCGGTGTCGTTGCTATTAGATGGCTTACATATTATTCTTGATATGTTAGATGAGTGTGAAGAAAAACTCACAAAAAGAAGTAGGGATAAAAATTTCAATTTCATAAATATCACCGCCTGATTTTACATGTTTTCTTTACAGGAATTGATTGCAGCTTTATATGCTTCCGGGAGGCCATCTAATGGGAAGAATAGTTTTTGTGGTTTTTCTTTGCTTTCAGCTGGCGGAGTGTACCAAAAAGAAAAACTACCTTTCCCTTTAGCTTTTAACAAATCACTAATCTTTAATGAGCTAATAGGACTGAACAAGTAACCCTCATTGATAGATGGGGTTGTTATAGAGTCCTGCTTTTGTTGTCCGCTGATTTTATAACTTACAGGAAGGAACGGTGGTAAATCCATTTGTTTATATCCAATAAAATGATTGATAGTTACATCACCGGGCTCACATTGAGTTAATGGTGATATATCAATAAATAAAGTTGATTTATCCTGTGGCAATTTGGATTCAACACCAATACGATAAGCCATAGTGGTAGGCATGGTAAATTCAGCATAATACCATTTACCGAACTGTTGAATGTCATTCATTCTCTCTGTGGCATCAATTGCATGAGAAACACCAGAAAATAGCAGTGAGCTAATCAAAATCCCTAATGAGTTAAATTTCATAAAATCCTCTTGAGATTAATTATGTCAGAAATACCAATTACTATGACCAGTGCGGGTGCGCAGCCTACGCCACCCAATGATTTGCTTGCGAATCTTATCACCAGAGTTGCTGAAAAAGTACCTGGATATACAGCCAACCTTCCGGCGGGGCTTATTACAGACCTTGCCAGCACGGCTGTCGGGGCGCTGGCATTAATAGATCAGGCGCGAGTGGATCTTATTAACTCCGTCAGTCCATACGGCGCGAATATTCCTCTACTGATGCAACTCGGAAACATTTATGGAGCACAGAAGGGATTAAGTACAAATACGGCGGTATACGTGGTGTTTGAGGCGTTGCCGGGGTTTGGTATCCCTAAAGGATTTGTGGTTGGAGACGGTAACTACCAGTATGCGGTTTCCCGCGATACGGTGGTGCCGGAAAGTGGGCAGACTGAACCAGTCTACTGTGTGGCCACTACGTCAGGCTCATGGGCTGTACCGGAAGGGACCGTGACGCAGGTCATTACATCAGTACCCAAAGACCAGCCTGTAAAATGCACCAACCTAACCGCAGGGATGCCAGGTCAGGAGGCGCAAACGTGGGCATCATACCGCGCCGAAGTCATGGAGTCCGGCATGTTTGGTGTGCAGGGAACACCGGATTGCTTTAAAGCGATGCTCAAATCAGTAAGCGGTGTGCGAGAAAACCTGATTTCTTTCCGGCAGTCGTCGTTGGGGAAATGGGTTGCGGTTGTTGGTGGCGGTGATCCGTATGATGTGGCTTATGCGATTTACAAATCCGTACCGGATATTTCGAAACTGACCAACGATGTAAGCAATCCATCCGGTGCGGCAGTGGAAAAACGCACGGTTTCAATAACCGTTTCGCCGGACGTTTATCAGGTGCCGTTCGTTATCCCGTCATCACAAAACGTCATGGTGCTAATCACCTGGAACACGGTGTCTGATGATTATGTTGATCCGGCGGGTATTGCTATGGCAGTGCAACAAAACGTTGCTGATTACATCAATTCAATTGAAGTCGGACACCCGATAAATCTTCTGCGTATCCAGGATATTTTTACCAGTTCTGTCAGGTTGCTGGTTGATGCGACGTTGATCTCAACAATCAGTGTGAGCATTGGCATTAACGGCCATATTGTTCCTCCGGCAAAAGACACAAGCCTGGTTTATGGCGATACCTATTCCTATTTTTCAACGGTGGCATCACAGGTTCAGGTCAACAAGTATGCAATATCTGACTGAGAAAATTCTCCCTGCTTATCCATTTGTGCAGTACAGAGATGATCCGAATGTTGTTGCGTTCTTTGATGCATACAATGAAATTGCTCAGGAATACCTCGATTCACTCAACAATCTGGCATTGCCATGCTGGACATCGGAATCAATAACCGGGCAATTGCTGGACTGGATTGCACTCGGGATTTATGGCGTTGAAAGGCCTTTACTACAGGTTTCCGAGGAGGCTATTGCACGAGGCGCATACGATACCATTGAATACAATACGATCCCGTATGCAGCAATGCGGAATTATGTTCCGGGGCAGGCATCGTATGTACCTGATGATTATTTCAAACGAATATTAACGTGGAATTTTTATAAGGCTGACGGTTCGCATTTCTGCATTGACTGGTTAAAGCGACGTGTGGCGCGGTTCATTCATGGAAAAAACGGAATAGCCCCGCCGTTGCAGCACACTTTTGATGTGAGTGTGACAGTATCGGACAGCGTTTTTTCTATTCAGATACCAGAGTATGGCGATGGTATAGGCTATTTTCTGAAAGATGCCATTGACCAGAAATATGTAAAATTCCCTTTTATTTATTCCTATGCAACAACGGTGATTCAAAAATGATTCTTGGATTTGGCAATAACGTTGTTTCAGCACTGGCTGGTGATATCACCACGATTCAGACTGATATTCCGGTAATGCCCGGTACAGGGGCTAAATTTGCAAAATTGCTTTCTGCCGATTTTGAAAATAAATCGAACGGGCAACGTGTCTATGCAAAAATTACGCTTACCGATAATAAAGAGTCTGCATTTGAGATTTGTCACCTGGTATCGGTAAGCGGTGATGTGTTGAAAGTCATTCGTGGGCAGGAAGGAACAACAGCGAAAGGTTGGTCCCTTAATGACGTTGTGGCTAACTTTGCCACGCGTGGTTCGGAAAACCATTTCGTACAGATAGCGCAGCTTCAGAGTGGTCATTATATTGCGGGAGTTGCTGGCGGCACTGCAAACGCGCTGACTCTGGAGCTTCCCGCGACGTTTTTTGTTAATGGAGGTACAGACTGGACGCTACGAGCCCCGATTATCGTTTTCCCCGTTCAGAACAATACCAATGCCGCGACACTTCAATTAACACTGGGCGGAAAGGTTCTTGGTACGTTCCCGCTTTATAAGGGGAACAAGTCCGGGCTGGTAGCGAACGATATCATTAAAGGCATTCCCTTAATTTGTCTTCTTGATAGCGAGAAAAGCTATTTCAGCGTGATAAACCCTGGCAATATCTATTCAGATTTTGATCTGCGATATGTAAAAAAATCTGGTGATTTGATGACCGGAGAACTAAAAATCCGTGGTTTTAATGCGCTGAGGATTTTCAACGAAGCCTTTGGTCTGATTTTTCGTCGTTCGGAAGAGTGCCTGCACCTTATCCCTACCAGTGAAGGTCAGGGCGAGAATGGCGATATTGGTCCACTTCGACCGTTCACTATTAATCTGCGGACGGGTGAAATATACATGTCGCATAAAGTGTATGTTGGCGGCGGTTCTCAGGTCAATGGTGCGCTGGGTATCGGCGTTCAGAACGCGCTGGGCGGAAACTCAATTGCTTTCGGGGATAACGATACAGGTATAAAACAAAACGGCGACGGCATTCTGGATGTTTATGCGAATGGACAGCATGTATTTCGTTTCCAGAATGGTGTGGCGATAGCGTTAAAAAATATTCAGGCCGGAAATGCTGAAAAATTCACGTTATACAGCTCCAACAACTCCACGAAAAACGCAACGTTTAATTTATGGGGTAATTCATCCCGACCTGTAGTTGCAGAGCTTGATGATGATTCCGGCTGGCATTTTTACAGCCAGAGAAATACCGATGGCAGTATCACATTCGCTGTAAATGGACAGATGATCCCATCAAACTATGGAAATTTCGATGCCCGTTATCAGCAGCGAAATGGCGGCGTGCAGGATGTGCGTCTGGGAGGTGCCATTGGTATTGGACGCGGAGGAAATGCGCCATCAGGTCATTTACTGAGTGGTGTTGATGGCGGTCAAAGTGTGGACTGGGCCAATGCACGCCCGGTGCAGGTTCTGATTAATGGTGTCTGGCGAAATGTAGCGAGTTTGTAATCATGATGCACTTAAAAAATCTTACGGCACAAAACCCTAAAACAATTGAGCAATACCAGCTGGCACGACAGCATAAATTTTTATTGTGGCTGTTCTCCGATGATGGTCAGGAATGGCACGAAGCCCAGGAAAAATTTCAGCCAGACACTCTGAAAGTTATTTATGTTGAAACTGGCGAAGTGGTCTGGATCGGAAAAGACATCACCTCAATCTGCCCGGAAAATAAAAGTGTGATTGAGTTGCCGGATATTACCGCTAATCGTCGCATTGAGGCGTCGGGATACTGGTTTTATCGCAATGATGAATTTGTTTTCGACCACAAACTTAAAGCGGAAGATGAGCGTGATGCACTGTTAAAACAGGCCAGCATCATGACCAGCGAATGGGAAAAAGACCTGCTGCTGGGATTAATCAGTGACGAAGACAGGGAGAAACTGAAAGCGTACCGCATTTACGCGAAATCGCTGCAGGCGATGGATTTCAACATTATCACTGATAAAACCTCATATAACGCCATTGAATGGCCCGTCTCTCCGGAAGCCTCTTCCTGATTTAATTTATCGCGAGAAAAACTATGTCTGTAGTGATATCAGGTGCGCTGATTGATGGCGCAGGCATCCCCATGTCCGGATGCCACATAATTCTGAAATCCCGGGTAAACACCTCAGAGGTGGTGATGCGCACAGTTTCCGACGTGGTGACAGGAAACTGTGGCGAGTACTGTTTTAAAGCGCAGACCGGAAAATATTGCGTATATCTGAAACAGGACTGGCGCGACGAGTACTGTGTTGGCGACATTGCTGTATACGACGACTCAAAGCCCGGTACGCTGAACGACTTTCTGACTGCCCTTGATGAAGGTGATTTAAAGCCGGATGTAGTGAAACGCTTTGAGGAAATGGTGGCGCAGGCGCAGCAGAGCGCGGAAGCGGCAGCGGAGAGCGAACGACAGGCCGGGAAACATGTCGCTGATGCGCAACAAATTAAGAGCGCCTGCCAGACACTGGCGGATAACGTACAGCAGAATGCAGAATCCGTTGCCGAAGATAAAAATCAGGTGGCATTACTGGCGTCATCTGCCACACAGGATGCGGCCCGCGCAGATCAGGCTGTTAAAGACGCAGACAAAATCGTCGATAAGGCTGTTGATAAACTCGATGAAGCCGCAACGCTGACCGGCGAGGCAAAAGCCAGCGCCGAAGCGGCAGCAAAAAGCGAGCAGAGCGCGAAACAGCACAAGGACGAGGCGCAACGGATAGTTGATGACCTGAAGGGAAGCAATGCTTCCACAACAGAAAAAGGCCTGGTGCAACTCTGTAGTGATACAGACAACGACAGCGAGGAACTGGCAGCCACGCCAAAAGCCGTCAAAACCGTCATGGACGAGACGAAAACAAAAGCGCCACTGGACAGCCCGGCGTTTACCGGCACGCCCACCACACCAACCCCGCCGGACGATGCGACCGGGCTGGAGATGGCGAACGCGGCATTTGTCCGCAAACTGCTTGCCGCGCTGGTTGACTCATCACCGGAAGCCCTGGACACGCTGAACGAGCTGGCAGCGGCGCTGGGAAATGACCCGGAGTTCGCGACAACAATCATGAACGCGCTGGCGGGTAAACAACCACTAAGCGACGTGTTAACCGCAATCAGTAATCTGGAAGAACGGGCAGATAATCTTCTGTGCTTTAATCAGGACGGGAATGCTTCGCTGTCTCCACTGTCAGAAAAAGCCCGGTCACTGCTGGCGCAGGCCACAGTGGAAGCCATGCGCAATGAGCTTGAGCTGAAAAGCGCAGCGGTAAAGGATATCCAGACAGACCTTTACGACAGCACGGAAGGCCGTGTTGCGCTGCCAGGTGCATTTGGTTACGGAATGACGGACGCCGGAGCGCGTTCAATTATTGCCAGCGATATGGCGACTGTAGCCAGAACCGCTCACAACCTGCACCCGGGACGCTATTACACCTTTGCCACACGAACGGAAGAAATAACCGGGATAACAGAAATTATCTGGCTGGATAATGGCGGGGGCGACAAAACCAGCCAGACAGCAACAAAGCTGGTTCTGTTTTTTGGAAAAGACGGACGGATTCTTATGACCGTTCGTGGCGATAATATCTCCGCCCCGGTCACCTGGACGAATCTGACACCACAACTTGGCAATGCAGCACAGAAGGATGCGCAGGAGAATATTTACGACCGCACCGAAGGCCGTCTGGCGATTCCCGGCATGTTTGGATTCGGGAAAGTATTTTTCATCGGCGACAGGACCGAGTTTAAAACAGAGGCCGATTTTCTCCGCTGGGTAAAAACGGCAAATCCCGGACGCTATGCCGTTTATGCAGATACAAATGCGGTAATACAGGGCGTGCTGTTCAAGGGTACCGTTGAAATTATCTGGCCGGAACCTCAAATCAGCCATGATACGGCATATGTGGCCAAAATCATTATTTTTTACGGTATTAACGGTCATATTTATTACAATCGCTACTGGACTACCGGAGGTGGTTATCTGGTTGGCTGGGAAAACCTGAAAGTCAACGAGGCTTCACTCCGGGCACTGATTGAAACCCGAGCGCCACTGAACAGTCCGGCACTGACCGGAACGCCGTCCACGCCAACACCACCGGATGATGCAGCAGGTAATGAAATAGCCAATGCGGCGTTTGTCCGCAAACTGCTCGCCACGCTGGTTGGCTCATCACCGGAAGCCCTGGACACGCTGAACGAGCTGGCAGCGGCACTGGGCAATGACCCGAACTTTGCGACAACCGTCACTAATGCACTGGCAGGTAAACAGCCGCTTAACGATACGTTAACCAGTATCAGCAAGGCAGGGGTGGGACAAAACTCTCTCCTTTATTTTGGTGATAACTTTAAAGCAAAAGCAATTCCATGCAGCAACAAGGCTCGCTCATTACTGGCACGAAACACGCCTGAATCCATGCGCGCGGAGCTTGAACTGAAAGCGGCTGCGACGATGGAACCCCAGACCGATATCCGTGACCGCACACCCGGCAGGCTGGCGCTACCGGGCGCTTTTGGCTTTGGTAAGGCATTCAGTAACACAGAAGCCCTGACATTTAACGGGCAGGCTGATTTTGCTGAATGGCTGAAGGAAGCCATGCCGGGGCGTTATGCGGTCAGTATTGCGGACTCTTCCACGCTGCTGGCTGGCACAACGAAATTTAACGGCATCATTGATGTGATGTGGTCACCCTTTGATAACGACGAGTCAGACACAGTGCGTAAATTCAAAACGCTGCTGTGTTTTAACCAGTATTACGAAGGTGAGCACAGTATTCATCGCCTGACTTACCGCTGGAGTGGAAACAACTGGAATGCAACAGTAAGCCCCATTATTTACGACGGCGATTCGCTGGCCTTCCTGCTGTCCAGGACGGCGGGCTCAGGCTCATATTTCAAATACCCGGCAGTGGGTGTTCCTGTGCTGGCTGTTTATCGCGGAACAACTTCCGGGGATAAAGAAATCAATATTGGCCTGGGTGATGTGGTGCAGGGGTCACAACTGGGCGGAGTTAATCTTTCGTGCGCAATATCTTCTGCTGGGGTTGGCTCCTACAATTCCGCACCGAGTGTAGGAGCTACAGGGTACACTTTCCCGGGGCGTTATATGGCGCTATCCGGGGTCAGGGACTCTAAAGGAATAACCGGTCGTATCTGCCTGTTTGTGCGCATCGAGTAACGGGGAATAAAACATGAAAATCAGAGCGGTAAAGGGCATCAGAAACGCCCATTATCTTGAAAATGGTGCGGTTGACTGCGAGGTGTTATTTGAAGGTGAAACGGAATTCGTCCCGTATACCGCCATGCAGGATGATACCGCAATGACAGGCCAGCGTATCTGGGAAGAGTTACAGAGCGGCAAGTGGGGGGAAATTGCCCCATTCACCGTCACGCCTGAACTTATCGCAGCGGCAAAAGATGCCAAACGCCAGGAAATCGAAGCCTGGCGCACAGAACAGGAGGCGCAGCCGTTCACGTTCGAATGGAACGGTCGCACCTGGAACGCTGGCCCCGACTCAATGGCCCGTCTTTATCCGGTAGTAATGGCGGCGAAATCTGATACGGCACGAACCGCCCTTGCATGGGGTGATGCCGATAATCAACAGGTGAAACTGTCAATGCCGGAACTGGAAGAACTGGCGACAGCAATGGCGCAGGCACAGGTCGATCGCAATGACGAGATTTATCAGCGCCAGCGTGAAATGAAGGAAGAACTGAATAACCTGAATGATTTACGTTCAATCAGAGCGATGGTAATTAGTCGGTAA